CGGCAAACTCGCCTGTTCCAAACAGGCGAGACGGCCTGCACTTAACCCCGAGTCCCGGTAAAACCGGAGACTCTGTAAAATAGGGACAATAGTCCCAGTTGGGGGTGATGCAGTGTTTTGTCTGGTAACGAACAGCGTCGTTCCTTACGGAGACGCCATTGTTCCCACCGTCAATGTAGCCACCGAGAAACGCCATTAACACACCGGCCAAGTTAACTTTACGGTCGATGCGCATATTTGGCGGCAACTTTCTCTCGGATATACGTACGCTCCTGAGATCACCCTTCCACTCAAAATTAAACTTGAGTGGGATCGGTGTATCTTTACGATACTTAACGACCCCAAAAACGCCGCGAGTCACTTCACGCAATGCAGTCAATGGTACGTGAACGCCCGCAGTGTCGTCCTCATCCGGAGGGACGAGTGGAGACTCGGATGAAATCGAGTCAGCCAACCCGCCCACGGTATGTTTTAAGAGGATCCCACTACGTGCAGACCAGCGGTTTAACGTGTTGATAGCTACGAACGTGTCCTGAGCTGTGCGCAGTCTTTTTATATAAACGCCGCGTACGGGATGACCCTTAAAGGCATCGAACCCACAGGATTCACGAAACGGACCCTCAACATGGGTCTTGTCAGCATTCACACGAAACCCAAGGAGATACAACAGGCGTTTAACCCATGGCACCGCCTCGGTGACGCAGATAATATCGTCACCAAAGACTCCGAAATTCTTCCCTCGCGGGTCGAACTCGAGATTCTCAGAGCGCTTCATGGAAATCCCACGAAGTTCGTAGACTGCCGCAACGACACAGGTGAAGATGAGCGTTTGTAATGGGAAGCAAAAAGCGTTCCCCATCGTCGCGATCATCTCCAACTTAACCCACCCGTTACCGGGGACAGAACACCAAGGAGAACGAAACAATTTCAACCAGTCAACCATTCCTTTAGGGAAATAGCTGTCCAGCATGTTCACCGAGATGCTGTCTGAGGCAGATTCGAGATCGATTGTTGCATAAATCCCGAGTTCTGATCCCAGCTTGGCTAAGCGCTTGTTTATCTCAGGCTGAGCAGAGAGGTCGATTCCGTAACGCTTTCGCGTCATGGTATTGATATCGACTTCTAACCCTTTCTGGAACCACATGTTAATTAGCGGTTCTGTAGATATACAGCGAGCTGTGTCAACGTTTTTGTTGACAAAACTTAGCTTATTTCCTCTCACGACACTGTCCGTATAACGAGTGGATCGAGTGCGCTCAGCATTCGCCCACAACGGGTGCTTCAGTGCCGTCCTCTTCCAGATTTCTAAGAGGTCTTGTTTTGTACTACTGAGTGGTCCGTCAAACAGTTTTGTGTAAAGGTCAAAGCTCCGTGCAAGCACGGACGCCCCAGGCCCTACGCCTCCTTTTTCCCAAAGGGAATGGAGGTTACTGATCGCGGTTCCACCATGCCCGTCTGTATGGTACCACCTCTCGACATTCTTTTTAAAGACGCCAATAAGGTGATCATCCAGATCGTCAGTCCGACGGTCACACCATTCACCGCATGCGGCATTAATCTCGGTGAATTTTCGGAGCGCAGCAGCTTTTGCCTTTACACTAGGCTGGTCCTCGTCGTTATATTTCTTCACGATCGATCGCCAAAGTTGCCAAGCTTCGAATTGTTGCAGCGTTATGTCGGGCCACCACGTATCAGAGGTAGTTAGTAAAAGTGCTACCTCAGCTCCGAAGTGGTCTTGTAGATCACTGTAGAGAGCCGACTTGAGTTGTTCCGTCCGATCGGACATAGAAGCTCCTTGTCAAGGTTCACGAGTAGTTAATACTCTGGAATTTCAGCCGTTTGCGGTGAAGTGCATTCGACTTTAATCGGGGGGGCCGGTTGAATGGCCGCACCGACCGGTGGAGGATCGCTTTTCACGACGTTCTTGTTATGAACGTAGAGAAGCAGTGCGAACGCTAAAAATAGCGCCAACACCACTACGAACTTCACAGGATTCCATCCTTGGCAAGATCGCCGATCCCGCTCGACTGTTGCGAAAGCGCACCGAAGTGCGCCGACATGGCAGCGCGAACGTTTACATTGTCGTACGATTCAGCCCCAGCCGGGACGGAGATGGTGGTTTCAATCACCATTACTTCCGGAGCCTGACCAGCAAGCGGCGTCACACCCTTTCGAGTGATGATCGCATACTTGTTTTTGGGGTTGCTGACGAGCACACCGTTCGAGTTCAGCCGCGCGATTGCCCGCATGATGCGGGGTCGCCAAGCCGTAATATTGAACGGATTTGATACAGCGTGCGTCGTGACACCCGTTTGGGTACCACCCAGGGCCGTGATGGCGAAAGCTTTGCCATTCGCTTCCGGAGCGGTGTCCGCAGTCGGGGTGTAAGTCGGGCTGGTAAGGCCCGTCTGCGCGGTGCCAGTAATGGCGGTGAGCGAGAAGCTCATAAGTGTTTCCTCAGGTAGGTGATGGTTTCAAGTCGTTTGATTCTCTCATCTCCGGAAAGGCAGACTAGAGTTGATCAGAGCAGCAAGATTAAGTGATTGACCGAGGCTCGGTAATTTGAGCTGGAAGTCTGGCACGAAGTTGTTGCTCACAACTTGTCTGTGTACAAGGAAGTGCTTATCGCGGACACGTCCTCCACTCGCACGACGGGTCACGGGATTGGGCGGAGGCCCATAGATACTCCCGGGATTGTCATAGGACTGGTCGGAAATTTGAACGTCGTACATCTGACGGTCAGTCTCCTGCAGCCATTCTAACTCCACCATTTGAAAGGAGAAAGCATCAATCATCTTCCCAATGTTTGAGAAGTAGTCCAGTACGAAACTATACGGGATGAGTTCCCAGACGGTCGGAGCCCAATTTTCCGGGCCAAAACCGAATTGCTCTGCTGGTGTAAGGGTCCCTTGCGGGCCTTTGGCTTTGTAAGCCCCCAGATAGCGCACTGTGATCTCTTTTTTCTTCGTCACTAGCACACTCGCCTCATTGCTGCCGATCGTCACACCTTGGTCGGTGGTCAGAGCGGTTAGATAAGTTTGAGTGCGCTCGTCTGACTTAGCTTTCCCGTCTCCGCGCAGCCTGTAAATCTTGAACGGATCAGAGTTACGGTAGGCCTCAAGGGCCTCTGCCGCACTTTTGATGTCGTTCATGAGTGGCTTAACGGCGTACTGCCATGCCAACCACGAATCCGTAGCGGCCCTAAGCGCACCAGACGATTTTCCGTCGATGCGTCCACGGCCTAAACGGCGCAGACCTTTTGCAAGATCCACCCAGCTCTGTGTAGTGAGTCGAGCCAAGCTTCGTGCTGGTGATTTCAAGAAGCGGATTAGCTCAGGCAACTCGCCTAGGAATACTCCCGACTGCCATTGGCTTAGGGCGTTTCTGTACGATTTGATCAAGTTTGTCCGCGCCTCTGCGCGCGCTTTTTCTAATAGAGCTGCATCGAAGGCCTCCAAAGTCCCGTAAGGGATCTTCGGATCTTCCAAGTGACGAGAACCCCACACCTCGTTACAGGCAATGAGGGAGCCACCGGTGTCTCTTCGCACATAGCCGAGAGTCCCGACTTTGAGCGTCCTTCTGCCAGCAGTCAGTTCAGTGGTTGCATTGAAACCATTCTTAATCCGGTCTTTCCAGTCCGGCCAGTTTGGTCCCGTGGTTCTCCACTGTTTTATCTCAAAACGTGGTAGGGTTTTCGTTCCCTGGTGAGTAACAACGCCACTAGAATTAGTGACTCTCACCGTGAGTACGATATCCTTATACGAAAGAGAAACTTGTGTTGACATTGGCAGCTTCCTTCTAGGTAGCGAGCCTAAAAGACTCGCAATACAGCGTACAGGACGTTTTATTAATCCTGCGGGTTATGATGCCCGCTTCTCTTCTGATGCGCTGGGAAAGGCGTCATGCCTGGTCCAGCTGGACCATGAGAAGATCAATACGTTGCATCGCGAGTAGCAG